TCTTCCGATCTAGCTTCATCCAATATTTTTATTTTATCTTTGTCTGTCATTATTTAACCCTCACTCTTTTTTTATATAGTTTCCAAAAGATTTCGCTTCCTTTATCTGTTGGCGAATCTTTCATATCTAATAGATTTTCTCTATCATATATAAAAGAAAAATCACAATAGTTTTGATATTTCTTTCCTATTGAATATAATTTATTAAAATAATCTTCACTACCTGGTTTTTCTTCTTTATCAAAACAAATCACTATTTCTCGTGGTCGTGCAGTTTGCATTAGCAATTTCAAAGCGTGTTTATTAAATTGACTTCCGCATACTGCGGCCGAGCAGTTCGCAAAATCAAAATTTTCAAATTGTAAAACCGATTTTTCCGCCTCAAATAAAAAACAAGTACCAACTCGTTTAATGTTATCTTTGGTCATATTTAACCCGTATAAGTTAAGTGAAAGTGGATGACTATACCACTTTCCTTCTATTTGTACAGGCATATACTTACCTACATTTTCAACTTCCCATTCGTTGAGTGCGCGCCCTCGAATACCAACAAGTTCTCCATCTACATTATAATGCGGTATAATTATTTTATTTTGTGGCACAGAATAACGTATATTGAACTTATCCATTGATTGCTTTGTAATTCCATCATTTAGCCATTCAGACGGATAAAATTTCGTAAAACAATCAATAATTCCATTTGGATATGTCGGTAACTTCACTTGCTGGCGCGCAGCATAAGTAGAGCGTATACTTTTATACCTTTTTGGCGCAAAACTATCTAACTGTCTATAATTACTACAATTAAGAATTACTTTATAAATATCTTCATACCAATCATAATCATAATTTCGAATTTCATAATAGTTTTTAAGAAGTTGAAAAATTGATTGGTTGCCACATTCTGTATAACATACAAACATATGACTATTTTTATAGTAATATAGTTTCATTGATGCTTCGTCAGCTGCTTCGTTGTGGCAAATGGTTGGGAAGATTACATATCCTGGTTTTTCAATATAGTTGTCTGCACCTAGTTTTTCCATTAATTGAATGACTTTTTGTGTGTCTAATTGTTCAATTATATTTTTATAATCAATCAACTAATTCACCATTATTTAACCTTTCTAGTATTGCTCTAAAGCGTTCGTCTTCTTCATCTTCCCAACTTTTAATATTATAGGCTGCATTTGTATAAAAATTTTCTACTGGGTCCATGTGTACATCTGTAATGAATAAATCTCTTTTTCTTAAAGTTCCTAAATTCATATCTGACCAGATACGAACTTGAGTCCATTCACCACTTCGAACTTTAAATACATCTGTTACTAAATTCGGCTTATTATTAACATTACTTTCATATAAAGGTTGCAATATTTCTAATTCTTCTTTTGTCGGCCGCGCCATAACTGCACCATTATCAGCTTTATTAATTGTACTTCGGCCGCCTGCAAGTGTGCCTTCATTTCTTATTTCTTTACTATCATCACCTTTTGCATTAACCTGAGTTGACGTAAACATTGCCACGTCAAGCTCAACCGCTAAATCTTTTAATGCAGTTGCAAACATTAACAACACTTCATCATTTCTTAAAGCGAATCCTTTAAACTCATTTAATAACGAAGGTCCAATAAAAATATAATCATAAAATACATAACCTATATCATGTATAATACAATTTTCTCTTACAATTGTTTTAACCGATTCAATTGTCGGATTTGGCATTTTTACCAAAATTAAGTTTTCACTATATTTCTCTATTAAGTGTACTGCCTGGTCAATGACTTTATTTTCTCTATCAGAAAAATCTGCATATTTAAATCTTGCTGCATTAATATCTGTTAAATATGCTAAAATCATTGTCCTAACTTCTTTAAATCTTTGCTCTGTTACTATAAATAAAACTTTTTCTGAATTTCCTTCTTGTTCCCATGAACAAGTTGTATTATTATATCTAAACGGATAAGCTAAATAACAAGCATCTGCTACAGCATTACGTGTTTTACCTACACCACTTGAAGCGCTACGAATTGTTAAGGTTCCTTTCTTTGCTCCATCAATAACTTGATTATATATTTCTCCTTGGACTGGAACTCCTATTTCGTATGCTGCGCCAAGCTCTTCAATGAACTTATCAATACCTTTGGCCACTGATTCAATCTCTATTTCATCGGTGGTTTCATATTTACTTTCAACGCCTAATAATTTTTTTCTAACCGCATCAGTTATTAATTTTGGGCTTAATAAGTTAAAGTTTTGGTTTATTTCTTCTGCTTTTGGATTTAACAAATCTTCACAATAAAATTCACTTGTATCAAAACCTTGCTTCTTTAAGTCTTTTAATAAATTAAACATCTTAAAACGATTATAATAGAAATCAAAGTTTTCAACTTCTGACAATTCTATTATATCTTGAAGATATTCAATTCCATTTTTGTCTTTAAATAATTTTGCTGATACTTGATCTGGCTCTATAAAGTTTTCTATATCAATGGGTTGTATTTTTGTGGCGCCGTTTCTATACAATCCTTCAATAGCTAAAAAGATTGCTCGCTCAAATCGTGAAGGAAAATCGGTCAATACAAAAGAATATTTATCAATCTGGCTTAATAATTGAGGTTTTTTTATCAAACAACCTAGTATTTGTTGAATATCTCTTTTATCAATCATATTATTCCCACTCTTGCTTTCTAAAAATTATTCTTCATCTTCTAGTCCATCTAATATGCTAAAATCAGCCTTAAATTTTTGTGGTTTGTTTTTTTTCTTCGTAACGGTAACCTGTTTTCTTTCCATGGATTCACGTATCTGTTTTTCTATTGCTGCTACTGTTCCCTTTTGTTTGCTTTCTATATCATACCAATATTTTCTTGAATCCTCATATACATAAGGAACTATTCCTATTCCACCTGATGCTTTAGATCTATCACCATGTTTAACATTATAAAAATAACGCAATGAAAAATAAATACCTTTTGCTGAATAAAAAGGTTTTATAGATTTCATATACCGTTCCCATTGAATGAAAAATACATTTGTTACTGGAATTTTCAAATCTTTTTTTAAAAGATTATAGCTTGCATCTTTCCAGAAATCATCTGATTCTTCTTCATGGATACTAATGTTACCTCGTCTGCGCTCGCGTTCTTCATAACATTTTTTATGAGCATACCAACTACCATGTTTAATATAATCTACATTTTCTTTGTGTATTTTTTTGTCTATATTTTCAAGACCACAGATTCTGCATTTTAACATAAAAACTCCTTTCTTATAGTTATATTATACCATAAAAATGGAAAAAAGTCAAATTTAAAGAGAGTAGATACATCCTATCTACTCTCTTCCGTTCTATGCCATATCTCTCATTTCAAGAAGTACCAAATTGAATAAATCTTTTTGATCTTCTGTGATTTCTGAAAGCTTAATCTTTCTTCCAAAAATCATTTCTACCTTCTTCAAAATACGTTCTGCGTTTGCGGGATCTTCGTTGATAAGTTTTGCCCAAAGTTTAGAAGCTTCATCTCTAATGGTATCAAAATTTAATTCTTCTTCAACTTTGACTTCCTCTTTGTCAACCACTGTCGCTCCATCGATTTTTTCACTTTTTTCGATAGCTTCAATAATCGCATCAACAAGTTCTTGATAACCAAACTTAATTTTCGGTGCGAGATATTTAAATCTACTTCCCGCCATTACAGTTGGTGTTTTTCTTGTGTATAACCATCGCTCAGCATTACCATCCTCATCCCAAGTAATATCAATATAACCAATAATATCAACTAATTGATTAACGATATCATAAGCTCTCTTAGGAATAGCAGGTCCAAGAATTTCGACTTCAGAATCGTCAGCTCTTTTTTCAATTCTTTTCTCAACATGAGCAATAATAACTAATCCATATCCAAGCTGAGTAATTTTTCTTAGGCAAGACTCAAATTCACGTTTTGCTGCTGCGTATCCGCCACCCCAAGGAATGTCGGATATAGATTGAACCGCATGCTGCGCGCAGATATATTGCTCACATAAATCCCATGCTATACCAACGGTATCAATGGTAATCGTATTATATTTTTCTTGTGCCTCTGGTTTTTCAAGCTGACGAAGAACCAACTTAAAATCTGCCCATTTCTTTATATCAACGGCCATCGCACCAGAGATTGCGTTCCATCCATGCTCAAACCCTAAAAGTAAATTTTTGGGAAATTGACAAGCAAGGGAAGTCTTGCCTACTTTCGGTAAGGAATATAAGCAAACAAACTTCCCACGCAAATCTCTTGAAATAACCGATGGCTCTAAATTAAGAATATCAATTCCAGCCATAAGTTATCTCCTTATTAGAATCCTAAATCTGCAAAACCATTGTTAGTATTTTTAGGAGGGGTCCGTCTTGATGCTGCCCGAGACATATCTCTATCCTTCTGAGCTTCAAGCCTATTCTTTCTATCCGCTAATGCATTTTGAATTTCTGTGTTATCATAAGCGAAATCTCCCTCAAGAGGTTCCTGAGATCCACCAGTGATAATAAGGTCGCTTCTATTAATGGTTCTTGTCTTCTCAATCGGCTCACCAAAATCAACTTCCTGGATAATGGTTTCAGTTGTTGCTGAGAAATCAAGTAGATCGGAAGAGCGTCGT